TATTCACTTGTTTCGTTCCTCTTCATTAGAGAGTTTCTGGAGCACATAGGTTTCCAGGTTCTGGAGCATGACCCCCAGGGCATACAACTCATCGTGGACCTGCGCTCCATGGGTCTTGTGCAGATTAACAATCCTCTTCCAGAATGGTCGGGATTCTTTTCCAGAATATTTGTAATCAATCTTATTCATAATGCTAGACCACCGCGTCTTCGATAACCACACCCACATCTACCCCTGGGGTCGGCGTGGGAACATCTTGCGGCAATACCGACGCATCGATCTTGGTATACATATCCAAGAAGGCCACATTCGTTTCACGATCAAAGCGGTTCAGGCAGTAGCCAATCGCTTTCATCCGATCACCAAAGATCCCATAGGCGCGGGTAATATGGACCAAGCGCCGCGTGGAAATGACTTCGTTGCATCCTTGTTCCTCAAACGTCCGGCGAATGGCCGTGGCCCAGGCGACAAGAAACTCAGCGAATTCATCGTCGGCCCGGCCCGCCGATACCAATTCCTTTCGCACAATCTTACGCTCAATAGCTTCCGGTGCCCAATCCTGTTCCAATGTAATCGGGAACCGTTCCAAAAACGCTTCATTCAGGATATTCGTAAACATATACCGCCCATCCTCAGAGCCTTTGCCCTTGGTATTTGCGGTTGCAATCACCGTGAAGCCCGCAAACGGCGTGACCACTTCGTTCTTCTTCTTCAGCAAGAACGGTTTCCCTTCCAGGACCCGTTGAAGGCAGGATAAATTCTGGGCGCCATAATCGATTTCATCGATCAAGAGCACCGCGCCATGGCGAGCCGCAACCGTCACAGGACCATCGCGCCAGACCATCTGATTATCCAGAAGGACAAAGTTGCCGAGGAGATCGCTTTCATCGGTATCCGGCGTCATAGAGACGCACACAAATTTCCGCTTGACCTGGGCGCAAATCTGCTCAATGGACATTGACTTACCATTACCAGAATGCCCAGTGATAAACACCGGATAAAATTCGCCTGATTCGATAATCGAACGAAGATCGTGGTAATTCCCAAACGGAATATAATTCGGATAGATTTTGGGTACGAGGTTTGAGGATTCGAGGTCAGTGACAAGAGACTGAATACGAGGACCAGAGACCACCGCGAGCGGCGTTCTGACGGCTTCAACGGTATCAAGAGTCGGCTCGGTCACAACGGCCTTGGGGGTCTTGATTGTATGCGCCAGGGATTTTACCACGGCCGTCTTCACCGTATATGTTCCACGACCAGCACGGTTCTCAGGATCTTTGGTAAACCATTGCGGAACTTTCAGATCGTTGGCGCCACATAGAGTTTTTAATTCTTTGCTGGTGATAATGCTTCGACCAGTCATGGCCAACAAATTCAAAAACTTTTCGCGGGTTGTCATATTAGAACGATTCTTTGTCACTTGCATTCTCCTTGTTTGAAACTCGTCAATCTCTATAGTGTAATTATCTCATAACCCCTCAGAAATGTCAACACAAAAGACTCAGATTAGAGGATTATAATGTGCTGACATTTCAAAGAGTTACGAATCATCTGTTATCGGGCAATCTTTTCGATGAACCGCGAGACCAGAATTCGATTGCTATACTTCGCTTTTCCCTGCTTGATAAATGCCTGGGATAACTTTCTGGGCGTCACATTGCCCTTGATCGTGATGGGCGCATCCTTGACCACGATCTTCTCCCCATCAGGCAGAAGATAAAATCTATCATACCCTGAGGTCCAGCTTTCCAAGAATTTCTCGGCATGTAACTTCTTCGATAAGACCTTAGACTCAAGCTGCCGGAGTTTTCGTTCTTCTCGATTGAAGTACATTCCTACCTGTGCTGTCGCGCCTTTTTCGGGAACATAATATCTGGTAATATCAGATCCGGTCGTGCCGATAAAGAACCCATAGATGCCGATCCCACATGATTTTCTGAGAAGCGACATCAACCCGACGGTCGTGGCACGATAGCCATCTGAGGCCATCAGCATCACTTGGGTGTTGTCTGCCGGATTCCGAAGGTATACCCGCTCAACATCGCTATTGAAACGGTCAGTGCTCTTAAACTCATTATTAAAATGAGTCGTATGATCGGCATCACCATCATGCACAATCACCAGATTCACCAAATCCAATCGCCGTGCCGTCTTGAATTCTGTGATAATCGGGAACATCGCCGTCAATGCTTCATCCAGCGGCGTATTGTCTAACGATTCTTCCGGTAACTGAGACAACATATCATGATTATATGAACCCGTTGGATTACTATATGACGTATAGGTGCTATACACTTCGGCCAATGCTAATTGATTCATCATCGCCTGGGTGAACGCTTGCCCCTGCATATTGGAATTGATCAACTCCCTCAGACCCAAGGCACCCAAACGCAAGGTGTTAGGCGTCTTGGTAAAGGATTGAGTGGCTTCCATATATCTGTTTTCGCTCTTTCTGTTTGCAAACCCATAGGCCACAAACGGAATATTGACCTTCCGGCAAAAGCTTGCCAAAATAAGGATCTGCTCAATAGCGCCCTTCATATTCCCGCGCATCGAACCAGACTTATCTAACAGTAACACAAGGCCATGGCTCTTTCCTTGTTGGAGGGTCGTGATCTTCTTGAAGATGTTATCTTCGGTACGATACAACCCAAGCTTAGACATATTGATATCGCCCGATTCTGCCACTTTTGCCTTGATGAACTTCTTGGCGGCTTTCTTCATTTCAAATTCTTTGACCATCGTATTGATATACGATTGGTTTTTCTCTTGAAATTGCAGCAACAAGTAGCGTGATCGCTTAACGTTATTGAGGACCGCGGATAACTTCGCATTGACCACTTTTTGCGGGGCGACCACTTTGTCTAAATTCACCGCAGGAAGATCAATGTACCGAAGCATAGGCGCATCTTTGGCATTCAATAAATGCTCATTGTCCCGAAACGCTTCTTCGGTTTTCGCAGAAGGAATAAAGTCTTCATCATTGTTGGTACCGCCGGATCTAGATCCATCGGCCTCGCCGTCTTTATTGTCTTTATCGTCTTCCTCTTCTCCGTCTTCTCCGTCTTCTCCCTCGTCTCCGTCTTCTCCGTCTTCTCCCTCGTCTCCGTCTTCGCCCTCATCTTCCTCTTCGCCGTCTTCGCCCTCGCCCTCGTCTTCGCCCTCGTCTTCGTATTCCTCTTCTTCCTCTTCTTCGCCCGACAAGGAATCAGACATATCCTGCATCATCTTCTTTTGCTTCTCGTGGTCTTCTTGCTGTTCTTTTTTGGAATACTCCCAAATTTTATTGGTCGCGTCAACCACATCCATCCAAGTTTCTGTATTCTCGACCAGAGACAACAGAGCCCGTTCAACGGTATTAAAACGAATATTCATCGCAAACCCCATTTTGCAATGGAGATTGACACGATCAATAAAGAACAAGGTTGAGGTGTTCGTTCCCTTGACTTTGAACAAATCCCGTTCATGGAGCGCATTGTAGGCCTTTATGAACGGTCTACGGAGACCAGGGTACTGTCGCTTGATAAGCTTTTCGATACGGGCATCCTCAACGATATTGAGGAAATGCTTGTAAGATTTTTGCTTTTTGGATTTCCCGGTGATAGCTGAATGCCATCCTTCAAGTGGGGTATTCCTGGCATGGGATATCTCATGCCCTAATAGCATGTCATACATATCACCGTCCATGGCTTCCCACACCGGACAATTCAACACACGATTTTTGAGATCGAATGAGGCCGTGGTGGCCTTGGGATTATGCTCGACCCGGATGTTCTCGGTGGCGAGTAATTTTGCGAGTAGGGATTTTGCTTCGATGTTTGTGTTATTCATCATGGTGTTAGAATAACATAGTCGGCAAAATTAGTCAACAACAAAATGCAGCATTAGAGGATTATAATGTCCAAAAATGAACATCAATAATATCAATGAGTTATGAAATTATCCCTAATTTTAGTGTATATGAGGTGTGGGATAGATCCACTTGAGGAGAGATCGACCGTCCTGGGCCGTTCTAGGAGGTTCTAGGTGGGGATGTTGTTCCTTACTCTGCGGGCCCACCGGGTACCGTAGGACAGGTTCCCTTTATAGGGCCCTCTTGCTAGTCCTTTTCATTCGTCTTATTGACGGCCTTATAGATTACTGACATTTTTTCCATAGATAGATCGGTTCATATTTGAGGTATAGTCCGTTCGTCTTACAAAAATTTCTCGTTTTTGGAACGCCTGTCGTGCTGTCTCTTCTGTTACCCCCAGGCATCGAGGCCAGGGCCATCTTATACTTCTTGACAAAGGTCATCCCAAACGATTCCAATATCTTTTGTGAATCGGCTTCAATCGGCATCACCTCTCCACTAAATTCCACATCAGCGATATTCCACGCGATGTATCCTCCAGGTCTCAGCCATTCTACTGCGGTCTTCAGTGTCTCAAACAGAAACCCATCTCTCCAAGCATCATATTCGGAGAACTTCACACATGATTGTCCAGGATCGTCAGAATACTTTTCTTTGCTGAAGTAGGGTGGACTGGTAAAGACGAGACTCAGCTTTCCCTTATATTCTTGGAATGCCGGATCAAACTGCATCACCTCCGACCCGAGTTGCCAAAACTTGAAATCGTTATGGGGAATATTAAACATACCTCCACGAAGGACGTTGGTAGTATAGAAGTCATAAATTTCGTGATACTTAGTTCGACCTGGTGTGGTGGTGTGATCGGTGTTAGGATCATTGCCGAGATACGTGAGATGCCGATTGTCATTAGCAGAGAGTGCACCAATCAGACGACCGGCCCAACCGCTGGACGGGTCCCACACAAAAATATTCTCGTCCTTCTTGAAGTCTTTAGTGAACGTATCATAGACCCACTTGGCAATTGGGGGAGGGAACTGAACGGCATATTGTGAAAACGAAATCCGAAAGGACTTGAAGCCCACCGGAAACAGGCGTTGCCCTTTGGAATAGATCCGAATACGATAGGATTCAGACCGTTCCCAATCTATATTAGTCCGACAGTGTGAGGGAATCACATCACCCAAGGTTTCAATCTCGGCGCGGGTGATCGACAGTTGTTGGACCGTCTTGAGAGCTTCGTTGTGTCCGGTATATCCCTGTTCGTCATCGAAAGGTCCGAGCCAATAATCCACATCATGATCCCGTTTCCGATAGTCGTGTTCAAATTGTCGAATCCAATCCACCGAGGAATCCGTCACTGGATAGAAATCCCGTTGCGCCAAATCGTTGGGTTGTGCCGGAACGGAATAGTGATAAAACGAATCGCGCTTGAAGTGTCGGGTCGCATAGGTGATGAATCGATCCAGCAATTCATCTTGCACAAAAAAGTCATAGATCGAACGACCGGAGCTGACATCCTTGGTATAATTGATTCGGGTCTTCAGCATCGTCGGAAAGAATTGGTTGACCGCATTGCCAGAACGAGACGAGATCCGAATAATATCCCGTTCCCCGGTCAGTTCATCGATGACCAGCGCCTTGTCTGTTTTGAGATAATTCAATCCCTCAAATTGTTCGGCAATCTCTTCCATTGGGGCCCCAGCGACCGGAGGCTGTCCCTCATGATCCCAGAGATGGACTACTAACTTTCGGAGATCAATGATCCACTGACGGAACTCATCGGTCGTCATGACCAAGACTTGATCGAAGGTGATGTTGATCGGTGAGTTAAGGAATCGAGTATTCTTTTCATAGAACCATTGTGTCATAGTGGCAATGTCCCTGCTGTGGTTGTGGTATTAGAATGGTTGAAATGTTGGATCAGAAGTTTATGTTTCTTGGCTCGCCTGAGCATGTCTTTTGTTCCCCTGGACTGGGTGAGATCATCATGGAAGGCAAAGACGAGATCCGGTCGACCCTCATCGATCATCTGTTGATTGCGGAGTGGTCCCGCGATTTTTCCATGATCTTCCCAACGCGCCCGGAATTCGAGATAGGGGATCTTGTGAATCTGTGCGACATGTCGGGCACAGGAATCCGCACCAGTGGCGCCGCCTTCAATAATTATCGAGGGTTGATACCAGAGGAGCATCCGCTCGATCATCTCAAAGTCGGTCCAATTTCGATCACCACAGACCAGGATGCGTTTGTTCTTATTAAAAATCATAGGACAGTATAACACAGATCAACAGAAAAGTCAAGAGGCCACATTCCAATAAAGCACATTAGCAGGCCTGGGGTGGGTTTCATACCATCGCACCATGACACTCCAACCCTTGGCATCATAGGTCGGCGCCGAGGGAAACGGAGGGGCATCACAAGGCTTGACGGGACGATTAAATTTATAGGGGCTCACATGATGAATCGCTCGCCCAATCTCTCTGGGTGTCATGGCATGTCCAACTTGCACCACATGGACCTCGGCATCTGGGTAGGCTTGTTGCAGTCCACGGTTCAATGTCCCAGACGATCCAACGGACCAAATATGATCGGGTACCAGGGGGATTTGCTCATGGCAGACCTGGACAATCGATTCCAGGACGCTTGGATGTTCTAGACCTAATGGAAGGAGGAATCTGTTGGCCGGATCTTCTTCGGCATACTTCTTGG